GACCAGCAAAAGCTGCACCAGCGAGAAGGAATGGAGATGCTGCTACTGCAGCGATTGTTGATTTAATAGACATGTTTGTTTTTTAAGTGTCTCGCAAGGATACAAAAAGACCCTGCGGATGATAGTTCCCCCGACATGGGGAACTTTATTACATCTACACAGGGTACGATAGTTTCGGGCCTGATGAGTTATGTAAAGTTATTTATACATAATAATATTTTCTTTGGGATCGGTCAACCGCCCTTGTGCCAGTTTGCAAACTGTCACAATTCCTCCTCATTAAGTTGATCAACCCAATCGTCATCGGGTGTGAATATAATTGGACCTTGTGCTATTGCAGTTTCAAGGTCTTCTAGGAGATCGTCATCTTCCATATTAATTAATATTGATAACACCAGATGAGAATAGAGTCATCGCACCTTGAGATGTTAAGTTTAGAGTAGACTGACTGCTCAATTGAGTAGCACCTAAACCCATCATATTAAATGTACCATCAGATTTTATTAAAGAGTTCACAGTAACAAGCTGACTCCAATCCTTAGTAACTGTGGTCATTAAATCACCACTGTAAGTCTCAGTAGCCGTAGTACCATTCTGAGTAAAGGTATGATTACCAGTAATAGTCTGGGTGTTATTACCTCCGATAGTCTCTGTGAAGTTTTTACCCACAGTCAAGTCCATCTTACCCTCAGTAAACTCCATGCTAGCATCACCTGTCTTTGCTGTCAACTTGAATGAGTGTGGTGCAGGAGTGTTAGGCCACTTACCAACACCACCAACATCCACATGCAACCTACCACCAACATCAAGTTTCATAGAATCTGTTGATCGTATGTCTATCACTCCCCTAGAGTTGAAGTGCATCGTACCTTTCAGATGATTCTGATGAAGCTCATAGTTACTCTCTAACTCATGCTTCCAAGGACCACTTGATTTGATATCTGCATTAGTATTCTCCATAGCAAATGAACCACAGATCATCTCAAGATTACCTGCACCTTTACCTGCTTCAATACTAACCTTCTCACCTGCTAAATGTAACTCCTGATCAGCACTTACCTTAACATTCTTACCATGTATGTTGACAGTATTACCTGTTGATTCTATATTAATCTCTCCACCTATCTTAAGTGATAGTGGTTTCTTTTCATCTAATAGATTTTCTATTTCTACTAGAAGTCTACCACCCACCTTAAGGACCATATTTCCTTGTGATCTTATTATAATCTGACCACCTTGCTCATCCTCACCTACCTTAGCAGATCCTATAAAAACATTACCAGTCTCATCCATGTATATGGACTGACCGTTATCAGTTGCTAGAAGATATGTTGCCCTAAGCTCATCATTAAGATGTCTCATCTCCTTAGTACCAAGGAGTCTGGTCTTAGCCATTAATGCTGGATTAGTAGCAGATGATGGTGCAGTATTTGGTGGTACTGTATACTTACCACCAGTACCATCAGGTAACGCCTGATTTTGTACGTCCTTATCGTATTGTTCTACTGCTTGTTGGGTTTCACTCATGTCGGACAATCCACATATCTACCAGTACCAATCTTAGCATAACCTAGCTCAGATCTTGTATCACTATCAAGACAAGTCATGCTTGCTAAAGCTTTAGCACCAAATCCATTTCCACCTATAATCTCGATGGATGGTGGTGTATCGTATACTGTTGTTCTATCTATCACTTCAAAACCAACAACAAATCCTTTATCATTAATTTTAGCAACAGCAACTGTTGAATCTCCATCAACATAAACAGTCGGAACACTAGTATAACCTGTACCAGGTCTTATAAGAGTTATAGAATCCACAACACAAGAAAGTGAATCTGGTTTATAAGGAACATAATTAGTTCCTCTCTGTGTTATTCTGATCTCAGTAACACGACCATCACTATCCAATAAAGGAACACCAATAGCACCATACCCTTGTCCAGTGATTGCTATAGAAGGTGGAAGTATATATGGATCTCCTGGATCATCTATAGGTATCTCAATAATCTTACCACCATCATCTACAATAGGTTCTGAAAGTGTAGGTGGTCTAAATCCTGGATCTTCTTCAGGATCTTTATCAGGTGGTATAAATTCTTCTTCTTGTGCTAATATATGAACATGAGCTACAGCACCAGTACCATTAATACTCATAGTAAGTAACTCTCTACCTTCAATAGTACTGTCTTGTGCAATACCAACAATAATAATAGCTTTGTTATCATAAATCTCAAATGTACTAAAGAAATTACCACCAACAATATCTTCTTGGGTTATATTAGGACCAAATAATGTCCATCCCAATATAGTTCCATTAGGAATACCAGCAGATGATACAGTATACGTTATAAATTCTCCTTCCTTATACTCAAGCTTATCAGAAGTGATAGCAATACTTACCTCATCATCAATCAGTACATCAGGTGGATCTGTATATGGTATGGTAGGATTATCTGGATCTGTTTCACCACCAACGATAGGTGGAATGACTTCAGGTCTAATTCCTGGTCCAATAACAGGGGGTACATATGGATCAGGATCATCTGGTGGTGGTACTGGTGCTAAACCTATAGTAACTGTAGCTTTCTGATTTATAAATTCTGCTTCTCCCACACCAGTAGAATAATCTATCGATATAGTAAAATCTTCTGGTGTATCGTTTTCATTATCCATATATGTCAATACACGAATGACTCTTTCCAATTGATTGGGACCAAATCCAAGAACACCCTCTACTCTTTGATAATCATCACCTTCAGTAGCAGTACCATCTGCTGACTTATAAGCAATAGAACTAGAAGCTTGAGTATAACCAGTTCTTTTTACAGTAACCTCTGCTGTCTGCCCTTCAATAACATTAGTATCAAGTATCTCATACTCAACCTTTCTCTCAGTTGTTCTAGGATCACTATCACCACCTGGTAATGTACCTGCACCTGTATTAGGATTAGTAGGAGTACCATAAATCAATTCATTCTTACCACCACCAGGAGTAATCTTAGGAGAACCGCCGTATATAATACCACCAGTTATATCAGGTGGAGCAAAAGTTCTAGCATCATCACAAACACTCTGACCATAATCAAGTGGTCCATCCTCTAGTTTTTCAATAAGTTCATCTAAGTTATCCTTCTTGTCTTCCTTCTTAGGTCTAGTGGAATATGTATCCTCATCACCACACTTAGAATCAAGACCACCACATGAGATACCTAGTATAGACATAATCTTAAACAAAGCCTTCCCAACTACATTCAGAGCACTCCCTGCTATTTTAAGAATCGACTGCAGAGGTCCAAGTACACTGTTAAGTAATTTATTAACAAAAGACATGATCTTGTTAAGGATCGCATTAACAAAGATATCAATCTGACATGTTGCTGCTCTGAATACTTTCATCAAGTAATTAAAGATCAACTTAGTAACAAAGTCAATCAACCTTTCAAATATATCCTCAATAGAGCATCCAATCTTAGCAAGCATACCTTGCAACCACATCTGCACAGATTCCATGATACCTTGGAAGGGTGCTGTTATCATCTTAACAAGAGCTTCAACACCCTTTTTAAGTGCAGCAATTATCTCACCACGGATCCTTGCTAGAGCAGCTTTAATAACTCTAAGGATCTTATTAATATATCCTTGTGCTTTGTTTTTATAACCAACAAGCTCTCCATTAACCTTATTAATTAAATAATCACCTATATTACCACCACTATCCTGAACCATTCTAAACAGTTCACCCATGATATACTTAATCTCTGATTTAGTCTCTCCACCACACTCTGCCTGTGCTATAGCAACGGTAACATTAGAACCATATGGATTTACAGGTGAGTTCTCCTTCTGGTGCATAAGATCAGAAGCAGCATATGTTCCTGGATCTCCACCAGCAACTTGACCAGAAGCTATATTCTTATTATTCTCAGCATAATTAACTGCTAGATGTGTGTAAGGATTAGTATCTGGATGCCTCTTAGATGTGAATGCTAAACATTTTCCAGCATCTTCAGGCTTAAACTCCTCTGGTGGTGTAGATGCAGCATTTGGTGTCTGACCTAATGAAGCCAATATTATAGGTTTTTGCTTATCAAGATCAGTCCAAACACCAAATACCCAATCAGAAGGTTCTAAATTAACAGTAGCACCCTTTCTACCACCAACACCATATGGTGTAGTAAGAGGTAGAGTAGCATGTGCCCAAGGTAAATCTTCAGTTTTTACACTATCACATGAATGAGTATGAACACCAAGAATCCTCACCTTAAAACGATTAGACGCTTTAATGGTATCAATCTGTTCTACTTGGCCTATCCACCAACTAGTACCATCCTCTCCAAGTCTATGGAGAGGCATTGTAGATTGAAAAGGATCCATAGGTTATACCTTAATCATCATAAACTAAGCACTCAGGCTCATCAGGATGCATTTCACAGAATAGTTCAATGGTATTAGGATCATGATGGTCACCAGCATTAATCTCATCAATGTGATGCTCACGATAAGTTTCTAACTCATTTAACTCTTCTGCAACATGCCTACGAGCCGCAGGACTAATTGTTGGGTCGTCTAAAATTTCCCTGTCTTTTTGAATATGTTCTTCTATAGTTTTCATAGTTGTTTATCCTAAGATAATAGAACTTCGTTACTTTGTAATTGTTGAGCTCCAAAGGAGTCTCTTCTCAATTTTAACACAGTAGTTACCTCTTGTGTTCTTTGATCAAAGAATCGGGATAAACTATGAATGAGATAGAATCCACTGTTAGATTCATCTATCGGTTCATCTAGTTTCTGATCCTCCGATACTGACGAAGGTAGAATCACGTTGATAATTTCCCCCACACACAAATCGATATTTCCTGGGACATCAATTCGCAATCCTTGTGTATTTAGCATAAAATTACGAGAAATGTTCTGTGCTATATGATGTTTACTATAATCCCAGTAGTTATTATCATTCTTATAATCAGGATCATCTGGGTCTGCTGTGTCTGTACCAGTATAATATTTCTCATGGTCAACTATAGTTGATAAAATTCTAGTTGGTTGACCAGAAAGCTTCTCTTGCATAGGATTCAACTTAGTCTGACTACCTAGATGAGATTGATTATCCCACTCCTTACTTAAGTTATAAGTATATACCTCAAACTTACCAGAAGATATATCATAGGTCTGTAACTCTGAAGAATATGTTCCTAAACGTAGTGCATGAAGTAAATTTATCTCACTCTCAAAATTGACGTTTATAATAGAATCCACACCAACACCCTCAGAATCTGCACTATCAATAAATGATCTTATCTCTCCACCACCACCAAACTTTCCTTTAGTATCACAGAGAGAATCAATTGATCTAAAATGATATCCCTTACGATTCTCATAGAACACATATCCAGCACTACCTCCTACTGATTTATTATCTTTTTTAGTTATCCCTCCAGGAGTTAAAACACCCATATTATTTGCTTTTTCTACATTGGAGTTAGTAGCAGAAATAGAAGCATTACCAAGAGCCGCAATCACCTGAAATGGTGACTTACCATTAGGATGTATTTTTGTATTATTCCCACAAGGAGTTGCAAAGACATCCTTCTCTGTTTTAATAACACTATCATCACCTGTTAAGATCTTCTTTACTATTACATCAGGACGACCTTCCATTGTCTTAGAAATCTTTCTAGCTTCATTAGTAAGAGCTTCTGATGATATCAATCCAATATTATATGTCTGTATTTTATTAGATACAGACCTATCACCAACCATATAAACCATCATGATATAATGATACTCTGTCTCATCAGGTCCAACAACACTCATATGAACTTCTTCACCACCAACTATCTTATTGATTATACTTTCACCAGAATCTAATATTCTAATATTAGCACTTACATAAGGATCAGTAATAGATTCAAAATATGTTATAGCTTGAACACCAGGTATCAAGTTCCAAGGCTTATTGGAATTATCAACTAGATCTAGTTTCGTAATCATATACGAAAATGCTGAATTTTGATTCTCCATTATGCAACCATCCTTTGAAGAACCGTTTGCTTCCAAGCTTCAGTATTTGGATTGCTTGTTTGTATCTGTGCCATACTCATTGAAGTACTCTTATCATTAGATCCAGCAGCATTATTACTAGAAGCAGTAGTAGGTGGAATGAATATAAACGTAGGAGCATTTGATGTATCGTTACTAAGACCAGCAACCTTTTGACTTAACTTACCATTCAATCCCTGTGCTCCTTCTATACCCTCACCAGGCATATATTGCTGCCAATTAACTGGTTTCCATCCTTCTGGTTTTACAGAATCACCAGAAGTTTGCCATCCATAATGGTAGAAGTTACCCTTCTCATCAAACATAGGATCTTCTGATGCAACTCTATTACCCAATGCAGACTGTCCTTTAAAATCAGTTCTACCTTTTAAGACCCTAAGTGCTTCCATAAGCTTTCTCTGTCCTTCTTCACTTTTTAATAGTGCTGCAATCTCAGGACTGTCCACCATCTTTCCATCTTCAAATGCTTTAAATTGTCCAGGTGCTTTAATAATAGATTCTATACTACCATCATTATCTCCTCTTGCTTTTCTATTAAGAATAGAAGCAGCAACACCATAGATATCATCTGTACCTTGAGCAGCCTCACCACTAATAGCATACGCTAACCAATTATAATCATCCTCAGTTAAACCTTTCAATTGTCCAGTGGTAGTACTATTGCTTGTCTGGAAGAAGTTCTGTCCATTAACTTTAGAGATATTGTTAGTATCACCTAAAAGTCCAGTCAGATCTCCAGCACTAGCAACTTGTGCTACCTCATTACTCATAAATTGATCTACACCAAAAGCATTGGACTGATCACCATTCTCATCCTTGCTTTCAAGACTCTTCAAATATGCATCGATATCCTCCTTACTATCAAATGTTGCATAATGTCCTTCATCTACTTTCTTTTGCTCCTGATCTATTAACTCCCCATAACCCATTTCTCTGAGCTTTTCAAGCATCTTCTTGAGAATTAATATCTTTTGCTCTCTATCTGTATTTCCTCTATCAGCAATTCCAAGAGTAGTTATATTACCAAGAATTGCATCTATCTTCGCAAACCACTCACCAGGTTTGAATCCTTTTCCTTGCTCCTGTAACTTCTTCAAATCCTGAAGCATGTTTGCAATCTCAATCTCTTTATCAATAACTGACTTATCTTCAAAACCTTCAAGATTTTTATTAACTTGTCTTTGATCCAATCCTTGACGAACCTGATCTGAAATAATTCCAGTAGTCATAGAAATTAGAAGACTTGAATAATTCTTTGGATTCTTAAGACTCTTCAAAGCACTAGTACCAAAGTTCTTAAGTAAACCTGGTTTCTTTACAGTCTGAGTAAGAACGCCTTTAGCTATATCATCACCTGATCCTTTTATTACACTGCTAGCTACATCATCACCTGATCCTGTTACTACACTTTTAAGAACATCATCACCTGATCCTGTTACTACACTCTTAAGTGCATCATCACCTTGATTTACTACAACTTTTTCAAGCACTTTTTCACCAGTCTCTTCAGTAACAACTTTTTGAAGATTTGATTTGTTTAATAGATTATTTTTATTAACATTAACCTTATCCTTAATCTTAGTAAGGTTATTTTTGTTCATAGTATCTTTTATAATCCTACCAGTATCGTTATCAATCAATGCATTCTTGGGATTAATATTAACATTAGGCTTTCTCCTAAACATATTACCAAAAAAGTTCTTAGTACCTTGAACAGCCTTACCTAACTTCAACCCCTTAAATAGACCAGCCATCTTAGGTATCATTCCCTTTAATCCTGCTGCAACAGATGCCTTAAGAGCTAAAGGTAATCCCTTAAATGCTGCTACAGCAGTAGTTCCAATTGTTACAAGGTCACCAATTTTACTTAAAATACCATCACCGCCTCCTCCTCCCTTCTTATCTTTAGCTCCACGATATCCCTGAGTACCAGAAAGGAATTCTTCCTTTTCCATCCTCTCTTCTTGTCTCAGTCTCTTAGAATCCGCTAAAATATCTGTCTTAAGATCTATAAACGATCCAAGTAAAGTATTTTGTTGCTCTAATAAAGCAGTCTGCTTTTTATTCTCATTAACTATTTCAACATCAATTGCAGTACCATCATCCAAATCAACTGGTTCATAATCATCTATTGGACTAGTACCAGTGGAAAACATGGAGTTTATACCATTAATACCACTTATTATAAAATCATCTACAGCTTGAACAGAATCCTGAACAAACTTAAGATTCGCAGGATCAAGAGGTTCATCACTACCACCAGCCTTAGCTCTCTTCCGCAGCTTCTTATACTCCGAAATAAGAGTATCAGCAAGACTCTTATCGGTTGTAGTTTTTTGATATCCTTGGGTTCCTGAAGCCATTATCGTTGTGCTTGCTGTTTTTGTTTAAGTTCCTCAAGATATTGGGTAAGGAGTGCAAGATATACTACTCTTTCCCAAGGCATCATATTATCTAGTTCTGTCAAACTATATTTATGGTGCTGCATTAGAGCGAAATTAGTTTGATAATACTCCTCCAGGTTAGTATGGAAGAGTGCTATGCGAAAAAACTCTGCAGCCCCTCTAAGGTATATGTAGACGACTTCTTGGTATTAGGATTAACAACTTCAAACTTATGTTGAAGCTTAGGCATTGTTTCAAAGAACTTAGACACCTTATTGAACTGTCTTTGAGTAAGACTCTCAATAAATTCCTTAAGTTCCTTTATTGTACAATCAGAAGCTTCAGTAACATCTTCACCATCAAAAATCTGATCTATACACCCAACAATGATGTCTAGACCATCCATATCAGTCTCACCTCTAACCCCAAACTCAATGAAATGATCCAACTTAGGATATTTCATAATAACACCAACATTCTTATTAATCATAACTTTATCAGTATGACCCTTTGGCTTAAAAACCTCAACATCATTAATGTTGATGGTATGTTGTACTTTAGTCTTATTATCATCAAGACATACCACATTGACCGTGATTTCTTCCCCTACGGAAGCAGCACGAATCTTAAGGAATACATATTCCAGATCAAAACTAGGTAATTCTTCAATTTTTATACGAGATGTAACACAAGCATTAATTACATCTACAGTTGCCTGTGTTATCTGTTTCTCATCTCCTGAGTCCATCGCAATAAGAAGGACTTTCTCTTCTTTAACAAGAAATGGACGGTATTTAATTTTTCTTCCGTTTGACGGTAATTCGAGCTCATAGGTAGGAGCAACAACCTTTGGTAAAGCCATAATGTAATTTTCTTTTATTTAGTAGGTAATATTATAAACACAGATCAGTCTAAGATCTCCTGGTGATGTTGGACAAAGTGCGTGATAATGAGATCCATCAAATAGCAACATCTTACCTTTCTCAGGTATAGCTTCATGCTTTACTGGGATAGGATCATTCTCCCAATCAATATTCTCATATGGTATTATACCATTATTTTCTGCAAACTCAGGACCAGTAGTGGAAGATCCCACATCATAATTAATCTGTTTATCAAAAACATATGTACTACCCTCTACATTATTAAGATATAGAATAGCAGTATAATGATTTTCAGGATAATCTACATGAGGATCACCACAATGATAATCTGGAAAATGATACGTGCAGTTCAAACATGATCTGGTTATACTCTTATATTCCAATCCATTATCACGCATGAAGTTTTTAAGAATCGTCTTAAAAAATGGATAGAAGTCTGAATTATGTCTCCTAGAATCTCTATTCAACAAAACATGAGAGAATTGAGGAAACTTATTCGTGGTAGTATAAGGATCCCAAAGCCAGTTGATACGTGGGGCTCCTTGAGATTTCATATGCTGCTTTGCAGTCCCGTAGAAACAATTATCCATGAAATCATCTATGACTTCAGGATTCCTGATAAATTTTTCAATAATCATAACAATTAATAGTATTTTAGGGCAATTGATCTCCTATGTAATTGCCGTCATCATCATAGAATCTTACCTCCTCATTATCAGAAGGTGTAGATCCCGATAACCAAGACCAATTACTAATATCATTATACACCACATGATGCTTAGTGTAATGAAATGTCGCTGTAGCTTTAGTTATCTGAGAAGCACCAAATGATAGTGGTATAGACTCAACTGTATATGGATAAGCATCATGGAGTACATGTACAGCAGAAACCCTTTCAGTTGATGAGCTCATACCCCTTTCTACTTTTATTATCCTAATAGTAGCAGTATAATCATCTGGATATCTAAGTCTAGTGGTTCTATACTTAGTCTTACCATCAATCTGCATCATACCACTAAATCCATTGTCTGCAACAGATGGTAGATATTTTCCATCCTTATCAATAGGTGAATCTGTACCAGGTTCATATTCCGCAAATATATACTGCCACCAAGCATTAACAAACTTGAATGGTTCCATATTAGCATCACACATCCAACCTAATTGAACATCAGTGTAAAGCTTAGTATGAGCATAAGATATAGATCCTTCTCCTAGAAGTCTCCCTTGTAACTGTCCCGTAGCTGCTTGTGAAGGTGGTAATTGAGCTTCATCACAAAACCCTTGATATACATCAGCACTAACTCCCGTACTTTCAATATATTTCTTTAATTTAGTACCCATATCAAATTGCACAGCGAATCCATTGGACATCGCCATACCGCCTTTTTTAGCGATTGTTTGAACAAAATCTGGTATTCTGGTTTTAGCCACTCTAAATATTTAAGTGTATCCATTTTATTTAGGATGGCTTATTCGGGTAAGTATAAACCGAAGAATCCTAAGAAGTATAAAGGGAACCCAACAAAGATCATATACAGATCAAATTGGGAGAAAAAATTTATGCATTTCTGTGATTCTACGGACTCAATTATTGAATGGGGTAGTGAGGAAGTAATTATTCCTTACCGTTGCCCCACTGATGGTAGGATCCATAGGTACTACCCAGACTTTTACATCAAAACTGCTAAAAAACAGAAATACATAATAGAGATCAAACCAAAGAAGCAAGTTAGAGGTCCAGAAAAAAATCCTAAGCGAAAAACTACTGCTTGGAAGAAATCTGTTCTAGTCTTTATGAAGAATAAAGCAAAGTGGAATGCTGCTGAAGATTGGTGTGATGATAGAAGTATGAAGTTCAAAATCCTAACGGAAGATCAACTACATGTCTAAACAAACAATATTTGAACAAATCAAAGAAAAAGCAAGTAGTAAGGAACAAACTTCCGCATGGTACAGGAAGCAAGTTCGTCTTATTGCAAAGAATTATACTGACGTTGAAAAGTTGATAAGAGAGGATAAACAAGAAAGCTTAACAGAAGATAATTTTCAAGATACTAACCGAGTTCGCAATAATGTAAGGGAAGGTCACCTATATCTCTTCGAGTATAAAGCAACTAAAAAGTACTTACCATACTACGATCAATTCCCATTAGTGTATGTTACTAAGAGGTCATCTTCCAATGATTTCTTTGGTACAAACCTACATTATATCAATCCAAAGTATAGATACACTGTAATAAAAAACTTAATTGAGAACAATACTCTTAACGTACCTAAGATAACCTTCCATAAATACTTAGATAGTAATGTTCTAGGTAGATTCTTAGACCTCGGTAAAGACGAATGGTATACGGCAATATACTTGCCTATTGATAATTTTATACGTGATAAGAACGGACGTAAACTTCCTGTAAGGAAAGATACAGTTTGGAATAAAACCTACGAGAACCGAAGATACAGAATCAAAACTAAAAGGTCGATTGAAGATTATAGTGATGAACCAACTATTCTAATACCATAAATGTCTGCTACTACAACATTAAGATACCCACAACAATTAGAAATAACAGATAACACAGATTATCTGTCATTTGGGTTCTACAGATATTATCCAGCTTTTAGAAAGAGGGGTGTAAGCAGTGATAGAATAGATTATTACAATCAAACTGTTGGTGCTCAAGGTGGTAATATCTTACAAACTGCTGTTACTTTGGGAGATTTCTCTGGTGAAAATAAAGGAACTGCAAGTCTATTTGATGCAAATAAGAATGTAAGAAAAGAACAGAAATTAAACAGTCCAGGTGGTAATTTTGGTGCAAGAGTAAAAGGAAGTCCAGAAATATTAATATACATGCCACCTGATATTAGCACATCATTTGCTGCTGACTGGGGTGGTAAAGAAATGGGAAATGCTGCTGCTGGTATAACTTCTGCTTCTGCAAATTTACAAGCTGGTGACAGTGCTGGTTTGTTGGATAATGCACTTTCTGGAATGTTAAATTTAGGTGCATTACCTCAATCGACTGCAGCACGTATTACTAAATCACTAGCAGCAATGTCTGGAACTCAACTAACAATGAATGATGTTCTAGCAGGTACTACAGGAACTATATTAAACCCAAATGTAGAGGTATTATTTGGTGGTCCTAAACTACGTAATGTTAGTTTTGCATTTAAAATGGCTGCTAGAAACTTAGAAGAAGCAAAGACTATCCATGCTATATGTACAGCATTTAAAAAGAATTCATTACCTGGTTATGGTGCTACATCTAGAATATCTGATTCATTTACTTCACAATTCCTAGGTTTTGGAGCTACGAATGATAAATCAGAAGCACAAGGAAAACATTCTAACTTTCTAGAAGTACCAAACTTGGTTATGTTGAAATATATGAAAGGCAATACAATGCATCCATATCTTTCTCAATATAAATCATGTGCTCTAACTAATGTAGATATTAATTATACACCTGATGGGGTATATTCAACAACTATTGATGCTTACCCAACAGCAGTTGAACTTAGAATAGGTCTTGTAGAAACAAAAATTGTATTCCGTCAAGAGATAGGTGAACAAGCGAGTGATCGTGCTAACCCAAAAAATAAGGAAAATTTAGGAAGAACCTGGAGTTACTAAATGTATTTTGCTACTCAACCAAAAATAGAATACGACTTAAAACCACAAAGCTTTCCATTTTCAAGCTCAGATTTTACCATTGCGAATAACTTCTTTAGAAGGGTATCTATGAATGAAGATGCTTTTGGTTATGTTGCATATTTTAATAAATTTTCCATTCCTGATAATATGAGGATAGAAACACTATCAGAAGGGATTTATGGAGCTCCTTGGTATGATTGGATTATTGCTATATCCAATAATATAACAAATACCTATACTGACTGGCCTTTATCAGAAAATGCTCTACGAGTTTGGGCAGAAGAAAAGTATGGAAGTGAAGTATACAGCGATATCAGATATTACGAAATTAGTGAAGATGTTAAAAATGACGCAGGAACGATATTTTTGAAAAAAGGGCAAAAAGTCGATAAAAGCTTTTATGACGGTAATTTCCAATATAACTCCCAAGACGTAAATAACACAACTATCACTGTTGCTGGAAATACCATATCTAGAGGTATTTCAATATTTGAAGATGAAACCAGAATAAACGAAAATAAGAGAGAAATCTATATACTCAAAAACCAATATTTGTACGATTTCGTTCAAGACTTAAAAAAGCAGAGCACCTACAATAAGTGCTCTGCTTACGTTAATAACAAATTAAAAAGGACTCTAGTCTAGCTCGACTTTTTTGAGTAAAAATAGTCGGGATTTTTTTTCCCGAATTGCCAGAACTAAAAAGTCAATTTCGCTCCTAGTCTTCCTCTGCTAAACTAGCAAAGTAACTAAGTGCATCATCATCACTTGTCTCCTTCTTGTTGAACTTAGGTGCAGAAGATGCTGCTACCTTCTCAACAGGTACTGGTTCAAACTCTTCCTCTTGCTGCCTTTTAATAACAGCAGGTGAACTATTGAGAACTGTATTTAAACGAGTCTCTAGTTCCTCATATGATTTGAACTGATCTTCAGCAGTAAATGCTGCTAAACTGTGTTGTTGCTTGTATAATGCTTCTAGTTCAGCATCGTCAGAGCTTAAAGCACTAACAGCATCGAACTCGGAACTATCATAGTTCCAGAAACCAGCAACAGTCTTGATCTTTAACTTAAAGTTTGCTCCTTCCCAGAAGTCAAACACGTTTACAGGAGTCTCATCCTGAAACTCTGGTTGCATTGCAGCCATGATCTTGTCGAAAATCTTCTTGCCGAACTTGTACAAGAATACCTTACCTTCATTTTCAGGGTTCTTAGGATCTTTAACAACGACAATGTTTGTGTAGTAAGTAAGCTTACGCTTCTGCTTACGAGCAATGTCCTTGTCAGATTCGTGACCACTATTCCACAACTTACGATTAACTTCACCAACAGGGTCTTTTTTGTTTTGTGTTGTTAAACTGTTCTCGATGTACCAACCACCAGGTCCTTGGAAAGCATGTGAATATAACTTTGCCCAAGGAAGGTCTTCACCTTCTGGGGGTGGAAGAAATCTGATAACAGCATAACCGTTACCTGTATTATCTAACTCTGGTCTCCAGAATCTCTCGTCTTTACCTCCACCTGTCTGGGTGGTTTTCTCAATCTCTTTCTGGAGAAAATCAAAATTGGCTTGAGATTTTCGTTTTAGATCTGCGAATGTCATAGATTGCCTCGGATTTTATTGGATTTTGTTTTTGGGGTGGGAGATAGGAATAATGTATACCTACAAACACAGGGCATTTCTACATAAGTAAATTTTTACTGTGTTGCATGAGTCCTGTCTGGTTAAACAGTTCTGTTGTTCCCAACAGCGAGCACCACCTCTGACTCATCACCTTAACTAGACCATTGCCAGCAAGTTTGTTCAGTCACTCCCGTATCAGGTAGCGAACCCGATATACTATTTATACCATAAAAAAGGGGGTTAGTCAACCCCTTTTTCTTTCTTTTGTTGTTCTTTCACCATAATATCAATTCGATCTCGTAACTGCTTAAACATCTCAGGTACAGTAAGATCTTTATCAACACCCATAAGAAGAACACCTTGCTTCATGTTCTCAATAACTGCTCTAGCATCTTCATCATCACTCAACTTCATCCTGTTATACATGATCTCTTGCATCTCAAGAAGTCTTTCAAGTATAACTAAGTACTCATCCTTCTTCTCTTTACTAAGGACAGGAAAGCTTATAGCATACTTCATAAGAAGTTGCTGCAACTCCATCATCTCTTGGATCTCTCCTCTAACTAATTCTGATTTAAAAAATTCTGAAGTCATACTAGCATTAATTTGGCTCTGGATGTACGTTTAATAAAGTTCAGTTTCTGTGCATCAAACTTAAGTTTCTCTTTCAATGGTTTGGAAATGAGTTTAGGAACTGTCTCCAATTCAATCTCATTTTGATCACAGTAGTGAATTATAGCATCAATATAGTTCATATCTATATTATCAAAAACTATTCTTTCAACTTCCTGCGAAAACTTAGCCGCAGTCATAAATTTATCCTCTAATAGTTTGCTTTTTTCCATGTGTATTATTGTATTCGTCTATGTATTTGAGAAGAGTAGTTAAGTACTCCTTCTTTACAGGACGAACCTCAACTTGTGTGTCTCCGTTTTCGCAAGCAACTATTGTTACTAACTGCTTAACAGTAAGATCATATCTTTCCTTGAGCATACATGCATATGCACACTCTTGAACGAAATAATCATAAAGATACTCTACCTTTTTTGGTTCAGCCGCTGTCTTAAAATCAATGATAGACAGTTGCCCATCAAATTCTGCTATACAATCAACACGCCCTGCTAACTTTAATGTATCAGAATACAGAGCAGCTTCTTGTAAGTATATTTTATTTATGCGGTCTAAGCTTGCCCTAGAGTGATGGAACATCACTACAGGTAGCGGAAACTTTTTATAATCATCAAGGTCTAAAACATTATTAATGTAGTCCTCGACTATGGAGTGGTACTTAGTACCACGACTTGTAGATCTCTTAGATATAGCGTTAGCTTTATCCTCACCTACACGCTTCCTCCACTTCATTATACCTTTCATCTTAGCAGGGTTACTACCTATCACAGTAGTTACGGAAGCATACTTCTCACCTTCTGGTGTAAGATACACTCTCTTACCAGAATCCTCATCAGTCTTTGCCTCCATCTGAATAGGAGTTATGTCCTCTAGATGTATGAAGGTCATTTGATTTCTAATGTAGCAGAGGATAAGTTTGGAACATATGGAAGTTGATCTAGCACTTCCTGTGGAACATCCTCTTGCAAAGGTTTTATCGAAGCCATATTAATATGTCCATGAGGCATAGAGTTGAATGATATTGACCATCTATCAACAGGATCCATATTTAATGCTCCATGTTCCATCCACCAAGGGAATATAATTAATTGGCCAGCCTTAGTTGGAACATCATACTGTTTAAGATCATCACATAAAGGCATGGTAGACTCAAACATTCTAAACTGTACAGGATCCTTAAAGGATAACATACCTGCTTCATTAATACAAAAAGTACCACTAAAGGCACTCATAGGATGTAAATGCCAAGGTAGTACAGCACGATTTCTATACCTATTGACCCAAGAAGATGAGATCTTAAGACTATCACACTGTAAGTTATGATATTTTTTCACCTCAGATAAAGAATCATCTATAAATTCTTTTAAATCAGGGAATAATCTTAATGCATCTGGATTTGATTGTGATACATCTCTAGGTTCTGTAGCAGAAAAAGAACCACCAAGATCCTTTTGATTTACTATACATCTCTCTAAGATATCATCAAGATCACCACCCCAATCAAATGTAAATATCTTTACAGGGAAAAGTTCTAAAGTATTCATTCGTTCTGTCCTGTATTGATTTTACTAATAAGGTAAGACTTAACAAGACCTGACCTAATAATATCCTCAACACCAAACTCAATAGAAGAGAACTCATCCATACCCTCAAGGATACGTTGGAAATCTAAGATACCATTCTTCTCATTCTGTTTGATTAAATCAGTCTGAAAGACATCACCAGCAAATATAATCCTTGAGTCTTGTCCTACCCTAGTGATTATACTATCTAACTCATGGAAGTTCAAGTTCTGTGACTCATCAACCA